GTGGCGATGTTTTGGCAACGTGGGTACGATCCGCTAATTTATGATCCTGCTGTATCGGCAACCACGTTTCGGCGTTTGAACGAGAAAGCAGGAACTGCTGGAACCGTGTATCAGTGCAACGAGGCGATCAGTGCCTACGGGCGGGTATGGGCGGCAGATATTTCGACCGACAAGCAGACTGTGGTGTTCAGTGACTTGCTTTCGCCGCATGTCTGGACGGGGGGGACATCAGGATCACTGAACGTCGGCCAGGTATGGCCATCCGGTGGCGACGAGATTGTTGCTCTTGCGGCACACAATAACTTCCTGTTCATCATGGGGCGATTCCAAATCCTGATCTACTCCGGTGCGGATACCCCTTCGACAATGAAATTGCAGGATTCGATTGTTGGCGTCGGATGCATCGCAAGGGACTCGGTACAGAATGCTGGTGAAGATGTTGTGTTCCTGTCGGATAGCGGCGTTCGTTCGTTGCTGCGAACAATTCAGGAGAAATCGGCTCCGATTCGCAAACTCAGCCAGAACGTGCAGGTAGATTTTATGGGCGCGGTTGATCTGGAGAATACAGAGAACATCAAGTCGGTGTACAGCGCGGCTAACAATTTCTACCTGATAACGCTTCCGGCGACGGCGAACACCTATTGTTTCGATATGCGCTCTATTCTGGAGAATGGCGCGGCGAGAACATCAATGTGGACGCTGGTTGCAAAGTCGTTCTACGAGACAAAAGATCGTGTTCTGTATATTGGGAATGCGGGATATCTTGGCGACCATACAGGGTACTACGACGATGCTTCCGTGTATCGGATGTCGTACTACACCACATGGATTGACTTCGGTAATCCTATCCAGACTTCGATTCTGAAAAGGGTACTTGTAACACTCATTGGGCTGTCGAATCAGACCGTAGTATTCAAGTGGGGCTATGACTACAATAGTGCACAGTATTCGCAGACTTCGACGCTTTCTGGCTTGTCGAATCAAGCCGAATATGGAACAGCCGAATATGGAATTTCTGAATACTCAGGGAATGTGGCGATCAACGTAATGTCAGTTCAAGGTAGCAGTTCAGGGCGCGTGCTACAGTTTGGTTTAGAGGCGCAAGTAGGCGGGTATCAGATAGCAATTCAGCGGATTGACTTGTTTACAAAGGATGGACGGCTATGAGTGACTACATCGTTATCACGGACTATGCGGCAAAGGATGCGATGCTTACAGGAAATCCATCCAAACTCGTCAAGGGTACGGAAATCGGCGCTGACTTCGATGCTGTGGCAGTGGCGGTTGCTACCAAATTCGATTCGACTGACCTTGGTGTCACTGTGCAGCCCTACGACGCCGACCTGACGACATGGGCTGGTGTGACACCCGGAACAGGTGTTGCTACGGCGCTGGCTGTGAATGTAGGCTCTGCCGGTGCTCCGGTAATCAATGGTGGCGCACTCGGCACTCCATCCTCCGGTACACTGACCAACGCGACCGGCCTCCCTGCTGCTGGCGTGACGGGAACGGCGCTGGTTTCTGCTGCGATTGGCACCACGGTTGTCGGTATAGCAGGCAGCAATATGACCGGAGGTATCAACTCTGCCCGAGGCAACATCACGCAACACGCCACGACGATGGACTTCTTCGCTGTCACGTCGCCGGATATTCTGGATGGAACCGGCTCTGCCGTAACCATCACCGCTTGCGTGAATGCACCGCAGGCCGGGGCAACGCGGAAGTTTTACCCAATCGTCGCCACGGTGCTGACTCATGGAGCGACTTTCGATATTGCAGGGAATGCGAACCTGACGGCGGCGGCGGGTGATTGCTGGATCATCGAGGCCAAGACGGCTTCAACGTATCGCGTTACTGCGGTGAAAGAAGATGGGCTGGCCGTTACACCAGGAGTTCCGGTAGGCACCAGCACGACGACACTGGTACTCGCCGACGCAGGAAAACACCAGTATTACACAGGCACGGCTGGCGTCACTATCCCAACGAATGCCTCAGTACCTTTCCCTGTCGGCACCGCGATTACCTTTGTCATGGATCACGCTTCGCAGGCGCTGACATTCACCACAACGAGCTTGACGGTGTACAAGGCCGGGACTGCAACAGCATGGGCGAGCGGCGGAACGCTGAGCGGTCGCGGCCTCTGCACTTTCCTCAAGGTGGCTACCGATACGTGGTATGTCACTGGAACCGGGTTGTCATAATGAGCGCGATTCAACAGATGTTGATGATTGGCGGGCGTCCAGCGCCCTCTATCAGCTATCAAGCCGCCCCCGGAAGTGCGTCCGACCTCTCCACCTACACCTTCAGCGGCGTGAGCATTGGGACTGCCGGAGCGAATCGCCACGTTATTGTAGGGATCATGTCGCTTGCTGATAATCTTGGCGTAACAGGAATCTCGTCAGTCACAATCGGAGGCGTAACCGCGACTACTCAGGTAGCTGTCAATGACACGGCGACAGGGTCATTCTCTGCGTTGGTAATTGCTGCCGTCCCGACCGGGACGACAGGTGATGTTGTTGTCAATATGACGACAACGCAGGCGCGACTACGGATTGGCGTATGGGCTGCCTACGATCTAACTTCTCCGACTGCCGTGACAACCAACCAGTCAAACAATGCTAATCCGTCTGTCCTCAATATCAATACACAGGCCGGCGATATTGTTGTAGGAGTCGGCTTCAACAACACCGCATCATCGGTCTCATGGACTGGTGCAACGGAACGCTTCGACGCTTCGCTTGAAGGCGCCAATCAATCGGGTGCAGACCATGTAGCGACTACAGCAGAATCGCCTCGTACTCTCAGTCTGGCCTGGACATCTTATTCGCGGAACAGCGCAGTTTCGGCGGCGTGGCGATGAACCCCTACATCATCGCCTCTGCCGCCTGCTTCGCCCCCATCGTCCTCTGGACATGCTTCCTCGCCTACACGCAGATCAAGGCGAAGTGGGCCACGCTACGCTGGGAGGTCAAGGTAGTCGGCGCTGTCGTGGTCGCAGTCGGCCTCATAGTCGACGTGGTGCTCAACATCATCCCCGGCCTGATTCTCGGCTTCGGCAACTGGACGATCAGCCAGAAGTGCAAGCGCCTACGCAAGGATGACATGGGCTGGCGCGGAGACGTGGCGGCGTACCTTTGTGAGAACTGGACGAACCCGTTTGATCCGGGGCATTGTTGATTTCGTAGCACAACGCATCTGCCGCAAAGACGGCGGGAAGGAATGAAGTATGGAATCGCAAGCAATCATCAACGTAGCTCTCGGACTTATCTCTTTCCTCGGGGGGTGGGTAGTGAAGAACCTTCAGGACTCCATGAAATCCTTACACCAATCTGACAAAGATTTAGCGTCCAAGGTGCAGTCGATTGAACTGCTCGTCGCGGGACAATACATCAGGCGGGAAGAGTTCAGCAAGGTGATGACGACATTGTTCGACAAGCTCGACAAGATCGACGCCAAGTTGGATCAGAAGGCCAATAAGTCGGATTGCCCGCATAGGGGGGTGCAGTGAAACCATCGCAAGCGTGCATTGATTTCGTTAAGTCCTTCGAGGGATTCAAGGAAAAAGCATACCTATGCCCTGCCGGCGTCTGGACTATCGGGTATGGAACGACTGAGCATGTTCAGGCCGGCGATGAAGTGACAGAGCCGGAAGCCTGCGAACTGCTCGCCAAAGACCTACAGGAATCCGCTGACGCCGTTGATGACCTTGTGGATGTGGAATTGACTCAGGGACAGTACGACGCCCTGTGCAGCTTCATCTACAACCTCGGGCGCGGTGCATTTGCAAACTCGACTCTGCTGAAACTCATCAACCAGGGCAAGTCGGCGAAAGAATGCGGCCCGCAGTTCGATAAGTGGGTCAGGGCTGGCGGGGTTGTCCTTTCTGGACTGTCTCGACGCCGTGCAGCAGAGCGAAGGATGTTTGAAGGAGATATGCCATGAACGACATTCTGAAATCGTTTCTGGGCGGGATCGCCCCAACTTTGGCGAGCGCCCTGCTTGGCCCGCTTGGTGGCGTTGCAGTTGCGGGGCTTACCAAAGTCCTCGGCATCGACGGCGGGACGGTTGCTGACGTAACGAAGGCCATTGCTGACGGCAGGGTGACGCCGGAGCAGGTTGCTGAAATTCGCAAGCTGGAGTTGCAGTACCAGTCTGACGAGAAGGAACGAGGGTTCCGGTACTCGGAGCTTGAGTTCAAGGATCGGGACTCGGCTCGACAGATGCAGATGACTACCAAGTCAACGACGCCTACTGTACTGACCTACATGATTACGACCGGATTCTTTGCCATCCTCGGCCTGATGCTATACGATGATACGGTTGTCAATTCCCCTCCGCTGCTCATCATGCTTGGTTCTCTGGGTACAGCCTGGACGGGGTGTATCGGGTACTGGTTCGGTACGACGAGTGGTTCGATAGCCAAGACTAACTTGCTTGCTGCGTCTGCTCCGGTGAAGTAGCTTTCATCCGCGCTGCCCTAGCACTAGGACAGTCAAGGGTCGCACCTCGGCAGGGAACTTGGTTAATCGAACAATCCTCGTTCGATGTTAAGCTGACACAACACGATGTCGTTCTTAATCTTGTCTGCCTGATCCAAGTGATGATTCATGCTCTGGTTGTCTCCCATCATCTGAGCGAGATATGCTTGCACCATCTCAAAGCTGTAGCGTAGGCGTAGTAGTCTCATTTCTTCCCCTTCCACTCACTGTCTTTCTCGATGGTTTTCTTGAACAGGACATTCCCTGCGGTATGGTGTACCACCACCCCTTCCGGCTTCATAAACCCCGGCGCCGCAACACTTCCGAAGTGCGCCAGCTTATCAATCACCTCGTCGACATGTTCCGTATGGAACCCGCCCCGATGCAGCACAGGTACAAGTCCAACACACGGCGGCAGTATGCCTTGCACATGAGGCTCGGCCTTCGGGTCTTTGCTCGGAGTAACAATAGGCTCTGTGCCATGCAAACACCAGCGATGTACGTTGAATAGGCTAAAGCGCCGATCAGTGATGCCGTAGTTGCGGTTAATACCCCTGCCCCACCACTCTCCGAAGTGATGCCCGACACCGAGCTTCATCAGCTCTTGTTGATGCTCAACACACCATGCGGCGAAGCCGTAATTATCATCTTCTGGTGTGATCCATCTGGTACGTGATCCGGCGTAAAACGTGCTGCCCTCTGTGATTAGTATGCTGGCGTTGGTTCCGTCAATCTTCTCGGTAACAACTATGTCACGGGACAGTCTGGCTATCTTTTGAAACGGTCTAAACTCATTCATTTCCGGCACCCCTCAAAACATTTATACGCGCACTGCTCGTACTGAGCAGCAACCTCACGGGCGGTCGCCTTACGCTCCTCTTTTGTTGGCTTGCTGAAGGCATCCTGTATCCCAAGCACAACCAGTGCTGCGAGGATGATTATTATCGCGTCGTGGATCAAGGTTCTCGGTAGCATCTCTGATTCTCCTTAATATAAATTGCCGCGTTTGCTCGGTTGCGGAGTCGAGGATGATGGCTTCAACGGATAGTCGTTGGCTCTCTGAGCAAGGAATTTTTGGTGGTGTGCTTCGCATCTGATTAACCCTCCTCCGCTGTGTGTGCCGATTCGTGAGCAGCGTTGCTTGTTGGTTCCGAATACCTGGCACTGGCATTTATCTTCCTCGTAGCTGCGGTTCATAGTTGTTGCACCTTTTCAATAGCGTCTTTGCACCCATAGGCATAGATGTGATGCCATCCGATGCCTCTCAGATACAACTCCCATCCTCGTTGCTCGTCGCTGATCGTTGATCCTTTGACGCGCTTCATTTCGATGCCAAGTTTCCAGTCGAGAACCAGTAAGTCCGGTACGCCTGCCGTGAGTCCTTCCGCAACTAAATACGCGGCCAACTTGTAGTCGCGCATGGCTGCGTTCGGGACGGCGAAGATACGCACTTTCGGATACTGCATCCTGAACCACCTGACGAATGCCCTCTGCTCGTCGTGTTCTAGCGGGTACTCCGGTGGCTTGCTCGGGGCGCGTGTTTTAGCCTCTTTGAGAGGCGTATCGAATCCTTCGGGTGCTGGCTTACCTGCCGCGAAGCAAAGGCCGCGTAGCGCCTTCTCGTTGGCTCTGATGGTTTCGTTTAGGGTTATGCGTTTCTTCATTTCGTCCAATCCTCCTGCACCGCCGTATCGCCAGCGCCGACTTTCGCGTCCTCGAACAGCCGGCCTTGCGCTTGTGCTCTTTCCATGCGTTCGCAGGCCACATCGAAGTACCGGCGTTCGCGCTCAATTCCAGTGAAAGAAACGCCAAGTTGAATGCACGCCACTCCGGTACTTGCCGAACCCATGAACGGATCGCAAACCGTCGCCGGCCTCCCGGCTTGTTCGATGCACCACGCCATCAACGGCACCGGCTTTTGTGTCGGGTGGTAGTGCTTCCCTTCGCTTGCAAGTTGGCCGTGCGAATAGTCAAAAACCCGGTTCGGTTTTTTCAAGTTCGTCCATGCGTGCTCGGCTTCGCTGCTGCTCCAGTTGCGAATTATCTTGTTCCAAGAAAGCAGGCACCGCGCAGGCTCAAGCAGGTAGAACTGCCCACCCCACACAATCGCAACGTCAGAGGCCAATATCGCCGCCGCTACTCCGTCCGCAACAGTCGCCCTGTCCCATTCCCCGCCCTCGGTGTAGTTCTTTGCCCACCGGCTTGCTTTGCCTGGGTTCCAGTTCAACAGGTCGCCCAATCCATAGGGCGGGTCGGTTATCGTGGCAGCAAAGCGCGGCAGCGTCGGTAGCACTTCGCGGCAGTCTCCGTGCCACAGTTCGCAATTCCCGATTGTCACTTTTTCAGCCATCATCACACCCTCGTCCTCAAATCCCCCTCAACCTGCCGCTTGCTCCAATTCGGCACAGTGCGTCCGGTCGGTTTCGGCTTGCCAACAAACTCCAGCGGCCCCGACAGGCACCGTCCGTCGATATACAGCGAACCCGTTGTCGTATCCGCCCAAGCGTCGATATGCCCCTCGTCGCGGTACAGCAGCACTTCGCACACAAACCGCGTGTGGTGCTGCTTCGGCCCTCGGACGTCGACTGAATGTTCCTTGCTGCCGGTCAGATCGTCCAACTGCTTCGTGAGCAGCAGCGGAGTACCGGCATCGTCGGCGTCGTGCCATTTGCGGAAGGTGGGTGTCATTTGATTGCGTCCATAGCCGCAAGATAAGCAGCACGATGCGAGTCAAGGTTGGCAAATTCTCCGTGCATTTCAATAGCGGCCTTCTCGTAACACTTCATTGCGTCCTCGATTCTTTCAAATAAGCCTAGATGGTGGAGTTTGTTATCACAACAAATAATTGACCTCCATTTTCTCGACAACTTGTCCCATGTGACACCTTTAATCCCTGTCGTACTTGTTTTGTGCATCCGTATGTTTTTGGCATTTTCAGATCGAGTTGCATCTCTTAAATTCTCAAATCTGTTATCAGACCTGATTCCGTTTATATGATCTATTTCATTCTTCGGAAGTGATCCTGTATGCAATAGCCACGCAACTCGATGGCATCTATGAACAACATCGTCTATAGATACAACTAAATAACCGTCATTATTGCTTCCGACCACATCACCTTTCTTTGCTTTCCAGTGATTCTTTTTCCTGGTCAATGCGCCGGTATCCGGGTCATAAGAAAATAGTTCATTCACTCTTTCAAATGTAAGCATTGCTATTCTCCAATCGCAGACTTCGCTTTTTGGTACGCTTCATTTTTCATTGGAACCTTACAAAACATATCGGCCATCACCTCGTATTCCTTGGCGAGGTCAGCGATGATTGCGCGGAGCCTGTCGGCCTCGGCTTGCTGGTCGGCGGCGAGTTTGGCTAGGGTCGGTTGCGCCCATGTGGCGAAGTCAGCCATGTAAATTAGTCTCCGCGTAAAGTTCTTCAGCAA